GCCCTGCTGGTTCTTCTTCCTGAGTGCCTGTCCCAGACCCTTCGCGTACTCCCGAAGTTCCTCTTCCGTCATCTGGTTGAGTTTCTTCGGTGCCTTGACTAGGTTGACTTTCTGTGGCTTCTTCTCGGTCACCAGTTCCTCCTGTATTAACTACTTCGTTACTACCAATATCATAGATTGCTTGCTGATTTCTGTCAATTCCAGCCTGAATACCTGCTTCTCTGTCACTGAAAACCTCAGAAACGTCAAGCACCATTTCGTTATTTTCTTCATCGTGCCAGAAACCTAAGTACATATTGTCTTCAGAAAGCGCGTCCTTGTTTTCAGCAAGGTAGTCGTAAATATAGGCTTCTGGGTCAGACATGAATTCGTCGAAGTTAATTTCCTTGTTGAATCCTTGACGGGCTACAACAAAACCTTCGGTAGGCTCAGAGCCATCAAGAGTATCAATTGTAAGACCTCCGCCAGGCTGAATTCCACGAGCGCGGTCAGCAATAACTTCTGTTACGGAAGGCTCTTCTGCAATGCCTTCACCGTCCATCATTGCTTGCATTTCTTCATCAGATAGGTCACCAGATGAGCGACCCTCTTCTACGTCAGAAGCAATTGGCTTGTTTTCAGCCTGAGATGCCCAAGCGCGGTCTGCAATTTCTTGAAGAATTTCGTTGGTGTCTTCACCCTGAAGTTGGAGGGCATCACGGATGTTTTCTGGAGCAATCTCCATAACAAACTCGTCGCCGTTTTCATCGGTGTAAGAGAATGGTGCCTTACCTGCGGAGTATTCGCTATCTTCATCGCGAGACTCTAAAGCAAACTCAAGGCTGTCGATAAGGTCTTGGGAAGCAAAATCCTGCGCAAGAACATATGGGTCATCAGTCCAACCAGCAGGAACGCCTTCTTGATTTAGAGCGTCACCTTCTTCAACTGTGGTGATGTCTTCAAGAGCGACTGGATTAGGGTCAATCTGTGTGTAGCCTTCTGGAAACCTAATGTCTTCATTACTTGGTAAGAATGGAACATGGTCAAAACCACTGTCAACCCATGCCTGTAACTCGTCTTCAGTTAGACCTTCAATAAGTGCTGGGTAGTTAGGGTCTTCCTCTTGAGCATCTTCTTCGGCAGTGTTTACATCTTCAATTGGTTGTTCGCCCTTTACAGGAAGAACCTCTCCAACTTCTGGAATATCTTTAACGCGGTCGAGAGCATCTGCAACATCCTCTCCTCTTATTTCTGCAATAGGTTCTGCTTCTTCTACTACTTCTGGTTCCTGTACTCTATCTAGGCGAGCCTGACCTTTAGCGTATGTATCAGCAACAAACTTATCTGCATTTTTACCTTGCTTCTTAAGAGCAAAGTAAAGTGCTTCTGCTGGAACTTCTTCTACGCCCTCATTAAACTCTAGACCGCCATACCCTAGTCCGTTGATACGGTCTGGGCTGTCTCCAATAAGAGCCTCTTGCAGAGCGTTAGCAAGTTCTTGTGGCTTAAATTTAGTAGCAAGTGTTTCAGGGTCGTCGGTGAAGTCAGTGCTGTCTTCATTTACGCGACCACTTGGAATGTAGTTACCCTGCTCAAGTTCGTAAGCACCCTGTGGAACTTCAAGGGCAGGAGCGGTTTCCTCATTAAGTCTTGCAAGAGGTTGTTGGTTTTCTTCTCTCTTATCTTGCTGGATTTGCTGTCCACCAAGTTTTTTAGTTATTGCATCTGCGCCGTTACGGAAGTCATCTTCAAAACCTTGAAACTTCTTTGCAAATACTTTTTGGTTAGGGTTTGTAGTTTCCTTATCACCAGCAATTACATCAGCAATATTTTTTGCTTGCTCTGCTAGTTGTTCTGGAGTACGGTCCGAAGGAGCAGTACCGTCACGTAAGAAGTTTGCAACATTTTCTGCAACCCCTCTCATTGCTCCTGCAGTTTCGTTGTTTGCAATTTCATCAAGACCACTAAGAAGCATGTCTTCAGTGATTTCCGAAGGAGCCTCTGCCCCACCAAGAGCATCTTTTACGGACTCATCAAGCATCGAGGTCCAAGTGTCGCCCTTAGCAACTTCGTCTCCGTTTTCGTCAAAAAGTTGGAGTGCTATATCTCCGTTAGCGTTTTCTATTTTAGCAACGGTGTATGTACCGTCACTGAAAAAGTTTCCTTTTTCCCAAGGCAAGTTGTTTATCTTAGGGAAGTCAAGAAGAACTGCATCCATTCTTGGAAGTTCTTCTAGTCGGTTTAGATTTTCTTTTAGATTTTCTTTTATTGCTTCCCAGCCTGCAGGAGCATCTACAAATTCTAAATCTGCTTCTGCAATAATGTCTGATTCATCTGCTGCTGTAGTACGAGCAGTAGCAGGGCTGTAGCCATCCTGAGTCTTTCCTGGAAGATATGCTTCAATGCCTTCTGCAGAACTTGCAGGCACACGAACAATACCTTTAGGGGTTTCAACATCAAAAGTGTTTGAGTCAGCAGCAGCGCCAACTGAGCGACCAGTTAGCCAACGAACTGAGCCATCGCCAGTACGCACAAGAAGGCGCATACCGCCACCCTGCTCAGCGAACTGACCTAAGCGGTCACGGCGCTGACGCATAGCACGCATACGACGTGCCCAATACGAGTTACCGTCTCCAGAGAATGCTGCAGTAATTGTCTCGAGGGCTTGTGCGCCATCTTGAGTAGCAACTAAGCGAGTTGTAGCGTACTTACGCTGTTCTTCAGTTGACTCAGCCGAGAAAGCAGAAGCAAGAAGAGGAGCGTGTTCTTCAGAAATACGAGGGTCAGCCAAGTACCACTGCATTTGAGCATCTGCAAGAGCAGAAGCAGTCATTGCATGAGGGGCTGCTGAAAACGGGTGAGCAATTGCAAGAAGGTCAGAGTACTTAGAAACTGAAGAAAAAGAAATGTGACCTTGGGCAAGATTAATGAATGACTTAAGTTCAGAAAAAGCATAGTTACGACGACCAGCAAAAGAACTAAAATGACGGCTTTCATTTAGAGCACGCCAAACTACTTCAATAGCAGATGCATCAGTTACTTGACGTAGTGGAGCGACTCTGGAGTTAGCAGAAGCAACAACAGCCAAAACGTCTTGGCGGATTAGAAGAGCCTGTTCAACTGCTGAACGACGCTTTACGCCTTTAGTTACTTTAATTCTGTTACTCACGAAGAAGCACCCTTCTCAAACTGAGGCAATAAGTCAGCGTCTTTACTGTCGTATGTATATTCTGCCAGATTTCTCACACGGCTATATGGTTCTTCATCATCTTTAACTGCTCGCAACCAAGTTGCGCGAAGTGCTGGAATGATTTCGTAACCTAAACCAGAAAACTCTGCCAAAGTAGTAATAGCATCTTCTGTTGATTCGTATTCTTCTAAATCTTTGATGGTTACAGAAAGTTCTTGTTCGTAGTAAACATCGTCTACGTCTTGCTTTAGTTTTGCTCTGTCATATTCGATGATTGCATCGGTACTAACAACACCATCAGGAATTACAGCAAAGCGACACTTACCTAAATCTTCAATTGGAAGCGAGATAATCTGGCAGACATCTCCTTCTTCGGTTTCTTGATAGAAAACGCAGTTCATGCAAACAACACCGATTTTTGCAACTTCATTTTCTGCAGCAGGAGTGTAACCAGCCCAAACGCCAATTTGGTCTTCGTTAAATTTTCCGTGCTTAGCAACAACTTCAAGTAAAGCATCCGCTAGGTCTTGTTCTTCTGGAACCAAGCGAGCAGATGCGGTCAATGCTAGAGCAGAAGCAGACTTCTTTGTGCTACGAGGATGCTTAGCAGGAAGCAGGTCGTTATCTTGCTTGTAGGCAGAGTTAGAAGGCTTTCCAGACTTAAGAAGTTTTAGATAAGCGTTAACGCGAGCCATAGCCCACTGGTCACGGCTCATTCCGGGGCGATGGGAAGTTGAAAAAGCACCAGCACCTCGGCGGTAAACAGCCTTAAGCATTCCTAAAGTAGCCTTACGACCTTCTTTAGCGTTTTCGTTGTGCTCGGATACTTTGTTTTTTAGAGACTTTTCTACTTTGGCAGAAAACTTAATAGCCTTAGACTTTCCAGTCGAGGCAGAGCCTTTAGGGTTCGTGTCGGAACCTTTTACTCTGTCTTTCTTTGGAGCAGGAGTCTGAGAGATTGTTCGCTTTTTCTTTGATGCAAATTCTGCATCACTTGAATCATCAGAAGCATCTATTGGGACGCAATTAGGAACCATTTTTCCATCTTTTTCTTTCATTCCAACTTGCTTGTAACCATCCCAGCAAGGACCACTATTTTTAGGCATTCTCTACACCTTCTGTAGGTGGACCAAACAATTCAGGGAAGTTTTCTACTGTTGGTTCTAGAGGTGTGCCAGCCTCGGCTGGTTCTTCTTCTGGAGTAGCAGGTGCTTCTGGTGATTCTGCTGGTGGTTCGCCTGAGAGGGCTTGAGTAACCTCAGGAGGAAGCGGACCAACAGAGTTAGCCTGTTGCGCACCCTTAATCTTCGTCATCATGTCAGGAGCAAGGGCAGCGAGCGCTGCTTCGGTAAGTTCAGGTGAAAGCATACCCTTTTCAAAGAACATACGGATTGCAAGTTCTTCAGGAGTAGGTGCATCTGCATCCGAAAAACCGTGAGCATGTCGCCAAGTCGAAAGCGAGATTGCCATCTTGTCAAAACCTGCATCAGCATCAGCAGCGCGGTCATTGCGTGTAGAAATTGCTGATGGGTCATACCAAACAACAATGCGGTCTACGTCTGATTCTGCGAAACCGTTAGCAAGTAGGTATGGACGCAAGTAAACAACTGTAAGAGCGTCTGCAATAAGAAGCATGAGTGGCTCAATGTGGGTCTTGTAGAGCGTCTCATCAATCTGCAGGGCGTTTGAGTACTTGACGTTGGCTAAGCCAGTAATTACGTCCTTAGGCACGTCTACGCCCTGCAGAATGCGTTCCAGTACGCGGTCAGCACGTTGGGCTAGAGCAGGGTCGAAGGAGCGCTCGAACTTGAATTGCTTAATAGCATCGCCAAGTTCTGCAGGACCACGAATAATAAGTGGAACAACTGCGCTGGCAGAGTCCTCATCCTTAATAGGTGTGGTCATCGCATCGATAAGTTGCTCTTCGAAGTCGTCTTGCTGTTCTTCAATAAGAATATCTGGGTCTACATCTACATCGTCAGAGTATGGGTAGTCAGGCTGAGCGTTTGCTGCAACGGAAAGACCATCTGGTAAGTAAAGTGCGCCAGCGTTGAGGCGTGAACGCGCTGTGGCACGGAAGGTACGGTTAAGAAGTAGAAGTTCAGCGCAAAGGTCTAGCAAACCGCGTAATGATGAGTCTGCTTCGTCAGAGAAACGCGGATGAGAACGCCAGATGCGTCCTACAAATGCTTGACTGTTTAGTTGATGAACAGATTTGTTCTGAGAACCGCCCATACCGCTACCAGTTGATTGTTCTCTGCGACCAATTACGTTGTAGCCACCCTTAGGGTCTGCAAGAATTTCATCTACAGACTTGATGTCCCAAGATTCAGAAGTTCCGTAGTTAGGTCGTGAAGGCATTTGCACTAAGTAGCACTCACCAGCAACAGAAAGGTTAAGAGCAGCATCTCGCAAGAGACCAGCCTGACCACCGTAAGCGGAATCAAGGCGATTTAGAGCGCGTTCTGCGCCGTCTTTCATGCGCTGGTCAATAATCGAGGAATCTCTAACATTTACAGGAGTTTCAGCAGGATTCTCTACAACTGCTGCGTAAATGCGAATACGTGAGATTACAGAGGCTACAAGATTAAATGCGTATTTTAGTTCGCCGATTGCGTCGTAGTATTCCCAAGCCTCTTGTTGCCAAGAAGATGAGTTAGCAGAGCGACGTTGACGAAATTGTTCTGATTCCCCTTTGTCCCCAATTTTTACTTGTTGCGCTGCAGCAGTCAAAGGACGAATTGCTGAATATGGCAGTGACTCTAGTGGAGTTCCACTAGAATTGAAAGCGCGTACTGGACGGTCGGCATCATCGCGACTAAAAACACCCATTTATTACTCCTTTGTCGTTTTTATTACGGAGCATGAGGGTTATTCCTTGTTCTCATACGCGGTAAGCAACCCCGCCATAGCAGAAAGTGCTAATGCAACTGCAAAAAAGCGGAATGTTGTTGCATCGATTGTATACCAAGTTGCAAAGCCTAATCCTAGCCACACGCTGGAGCACCACTGACAAGTAAATAAGTATCCTATGCGTGTAGTTTCTGGCGGATAGCGGTTCCATATCTTATTTCTTACGTTAGAAAAGATTTCATCGTGCGTAACTAGCCTTGTAGCGCGATAAATTGCGAGTGAAAACACAATAAAATCAACAATATTTAGAGTTTGCATATAATTCCTTAGTTAGCGCTCAAAATTGAGCCAACTGGCGACCAGTTTTTTAGTCGTGAACCGCATCCACAGGACTTATCCTTTTTAACTGCGATAATTTTGTTCGTAACTGTGATAAAACGTGTTATTTTTTGTTCGTCTGTGTCCTTTTTTGTGTATTCTTCCCTAAAAAACGTAACGGGACCAGTACTGGAATCAACAGCAACGTAAATAGTTGTCTCATCTGCAATGACGCGAGCAATAGGGAGAAGTTTTGAGCCTCTCAGGGCTGAACTTTGATGGTGACTGATGTCATACATATCTACGTTGGGATAGGTATCGCTTGGAGTGACATGAACATTGGCTGGAAAAGTGTCAAGGAGTCTCAAAGTTTTT